CCACAACTGCCACAACAACTGCCACAACTGCCACAACTGCCACAACTGCCACAACTGCCACAACAACTGCCACAACTGCCACAACTGCCACAACTGCCACAACAACAACTACTACTGAGGCTCAGACAACTGCTATGACTACCACTACGGCTGCACAATCAGTATCTAAACCTACCATAGTTAATGAAAAGCATCTGCTTTCGATTATTGTAAATGCTGGAGTGTTAGGTACTTTCCCAGTATTGGTTAACAATCTGATAGAACACCAAACACTTACAAATGGTGTGATTACCGATCATACTATTGTCTCGGGTGTTACTACATACAACTACAATGACATTGACAAATTGATTATGACTGTGACTCGGGATGGTGAATTTACATCGGAGTTTCGCGCAGAAATAACCAATCAGTACCCATCGTTAACTAATCTTACCTATTCAGACGCAGTAAAGCTGGTAGGGATTGCTAATATTGATAATGTTATTGTTCAGGTAGCAGGCGCCGATGGTGCGTTTGTAGATTAAGAGATATAAAATGAAACTATATGTAACCAGCGACATTCACCTAGAGTTTGGTGACTGTATTATTAAAAACGAAGACAACGTGGATGTATTGATCCTTAGTGGTGACATCATGGTTGCCCAGGACATGCACGACCATCCGCCAACTGTGACTAGTCCATATGACTCATATAACAATCTAGGGGAACGTCAGGAGAAGGCCAAACGCTTTCGAGACTTTCTAAGTCGGTGTAGCTTTCAATTTCCACACGTGATCTATGTGGCGGGCAATCATGAATTTTATCATGGCAAGTGGCCTATTGGTATTGAGTACCTGCGTGAAGAGTGTGCAAAGTTCCCCAATGTGTACTTCATGGAAAACGATTGCCGTACAATTGGAGATTTTACATTCATTGGTAGCACATTGTGGACCGACATGAACAAAGGTGATCCTATCACATTGTATCATGTTGCAGGTATGATGAATGATTACAGAATCATTCGTAATAGTGATCACGGATTCAGACGTCTAACCCCCGAAGACACGGCCTTACGCCATCGTGCCAGTGTGGGATACATTCAACAAATCGTGGAAGGCAAGTTTGATCAAAAGTTTGTTGTTGTGGGGCACATGGCACCTAGTAAATTAAGCACCCACCCTAGGTACGCAGATGACAACATGATGAATGGTGCATACAGCTCTAGCCTAGACGAGTTTATTATAGATCATCCACAAATCAAACTATGGACACACGGACACACGCATGAAGATTTTGATTACATGATTGGTAGCACTCGTGTGGTGTGTAATCCACGTGGGTATATCAACTATGAAGAAAGAGCCGACACATGGCAACCAAAACTGGTGGAAATCTAATGTTCCAGTACCCAGTTAAATTGACCTGGGAAAGACATCCCAAGTGGAATGAAATTTGTGCATGGGGAGTTGAACATTTTGGCTTGCCTGGCAATCAATACACGACCGAGGTGTGCGAAGAATACATGTGTTGGAACTTTTCCAGCGCACAAGATCAACTTTTATTTGTAACAGCATGGGGAAATGATCAATGAATTTCGAAGAAACAGCAATGTGGCAAAGACTCAGCAACGGTGATGCCAACTATTACACCAAGGCCGCTGAGCCTGAACGCACAGCATTCCGTGTTTGGCTCAAGGGCTTGTTACAAGAGCGACGGATCACTGTGGAATTTGAAAAAGCAGATGGTACTGTTAGGGCCATGGTTTGTACCCTAAACGAAGCTAGCGGTGCTAAGTATGTAGTTAATGAAAACCGGGAAGAAGCCACAACATCTAAAAAGAAACCCAACGATGATGTGTGCGTAGTTTGGGACTGCACCCAAAATGCCTGGCGCAGTTTTCGTTGGGATAGACTCAAAAGGATTGAATTTTCAATTGGCTAATCCACAAGCATTGATTTTGGGTTGCAGTCACGCTGCCGGATCAGAAATGCATTTAGAAGTCAACAGTGACGATGATAGATACGGATATTCTAGAAGTTACCCAGCACTCATTGCCCAGGGACTTGGGTATCAGGTACAAAATTTTTCCATCCCAGGCGGTAGTAATGATGCCATGTTTAGAATATGGGAATCTAAATACCGAGAACTTGTGCCAGAACGGGACATTGTGATTGCTTGTTGGACAGGCAATCACAGAATTGAAGTCTGGAACGATAAAGAACAAATTTGGGTACAGTTTTGTATTGGTACACAAACATGGTACAAACCAGAATCTAATAATACAGATAATTCTGCACCCGTCACCTACAGAACAATATCTAATCAAGAAGAGTATCAGTTGTATTGCAAATACTGGGGTATTTACAGCACTGATGTAGAAACAGGCAGATTAAACAAACTAAAGAATATTGTTGGATTAAATAGCATAGCGGAACATTATGGAATTAAGGTATTAAATTTCCATAGTTTTTCCCCGATAAAAATTGATCAATATGTTTGGCCGGCACAACACACTGAATTCTGCGATTGGTGTATAAAACAAAATTTTGTCCCCACTGAAACCGTGCATTTTTATTCGGATGCTCATGATGCGTTTGCAAAATATATTTTAAAAGGATTGTAATTGGCTAAAGAAGAAGGGTTTAGACTAGATGGGCAAGTGATAGATGTACTACCCAACGCCATGTTTAGAGTAAAACTGCCACATATAGATCAACCAGTAACTGGTGTTATCTCGGGAAAAATGCGTCAGCACAACATTAAAATTCTACTAGGTGACACCGTGGAAATAGAGTTTAGTCCATATGATCTAGGTCGTGGACGTATTACCCGACGCCGGTAAATACAAGATGGAACTTAGAGATCACATTAATCTTGTAGAAGCAAGTACTAGACCAGCAAAACTGGAAACCACTCCTTTACCTTACGGCATCAAAGACCTTGAGCCTGTAATGAGCAAGGCCACTATAGACTATCATTTTGAGCACTTGGCCAAAGGTTATGCCAAGCGTTACAATGCAGGAGAAGGCAATGCGGATTTTAATCGTGCTGGCAGTTTTTTACACAACAAGTTTTTCCCTCAGCTTCGGGCTCCCAAAGGCGCCAACCGTCCCCGAGGTGCAGTACTTGCACTCATAGAAGAAAAATTCAAAACATACGAAGATTTCAAAGAGGCATTTAAACAAGCCGCAATGAAGATCCAAGGATCAGGTTGGGTTTATCTCAGCACCGGTGGAGACATCAAGACCATTGCCAACCATGCAGTGCGCACAGATATCTGTGTGTTGGTAGATTGGTGGGAACATGCTTGGGCATTAGATTACCAAGCAGACAAAGAACGCTATCTAGACAACATCTGGAAGATTATTAACTGGGACGTTTGCAACGAAAGATTGTGATGCTCAAAAAGCATTTCCCGTTTCACGCCCACTCAAGATATGCCAATAAAACAATGTATTGGTACGGGCATGACAGTCGAACTTTATTTGATCAACATTTAAAAAATCCTGCAACCCAAGACAAACTTGAACAACATGGCTGGGTTGATCAACAAGGTAACATGATACCACTTGAATACAAATTTAATTCACAAGGTTTTAGATGTGGCAATTTTGATGATAGTCCAGCTGGAATTGCACTGGGATGTAGTCATACCATGGGAATAGGCAATCATCTCAAGGATACTTGGCCACAAAGATTGTCAGACATGATGAATTTTCCAATCTGGAATCTTGGGGTTGCTAGCGCAAGTCTTGATACTGCATTTAGAATGTTGACCCACTACATTGATATTCTCAATACTAAATTTGTAGTGATGTGGATACCAAACATGCATAGATTTGAATATTTTGATTCGACTGTGAATGTTATAAATGTTCTTGCACCACAAGTTGACAAGGAATTTGAATCTAGATTTTTCAAGACTTGGTTTGGGAATGATCAAAATTCAGACTTTAATCACTTGAAAAATATGTATGCAATTCAGTGGCTGTGTGGTGAGCATAATATACCGTTGTTTTCTTTAAAAGGTCCGCAACTTTATACACCAAGTGCAAGAGATTTAAGTCATTGCGGGCCAAATAGCCATGAGTTGTTTGCAACAAAAATGCATGAAAATATAAAAAATTCAGGAATAAAATTATGAAACTAGATACCAGTGCAGTAACAAAACTACGCGAACTTCTTGCAGAAGAAAACAACCCCAATGTCAAACTGCGTGTGTTTGTACAAGGTGGCGGTTGCTCGGGCATGCAATATGGGTTTACTCTTGATGAGGTGCAAAATGAAGACGACTTTGATTTTGACTACACTGATGTCAAGGTACTAGTAGACAGCATAAGCATGACTTATTTGCAAAATGCAAACATACGATGGAATGACGATATCATGGGCGCAAGCTTTGTAATCGACAACCCCAACGCCGAAACCACCTGTGGCTGCGGCTCAAGTTTTGCACCCAGCTAAGTCCTAAAACGCCATAAATACCTTAAAGCGAGGTAAACAATGGCATACGAGGCAATTAATGTAGGGACTGTCCCAAACGATGGGTTGGGGGATCCGCTACGGACCGCATATCAAAAATGCAATAGCAATTTCACTGAACTCTACTCAAGATTGCAAACTACTCCTCCCGACACAAGTGCAGGGCAACCGGGTGACTTAGCCGGAATGACCGCATATGATGATCAATATTTCTATTACTGTTTTGCTGACTATGATGAGAGCACAGTTATTTGGAAACGCATATCAGGGTCAGTATTTTAATCATGGCGCAACCAACTTGGATCACCCCGGCCGGGAGTCTAGGAATCATTCCTGAAAACAAGTTTTTTCAGTATGACATGCTGGCATCAACCCCGGTTGTGACCACCACCACAGTTACGTCAGCATCTACTACTAGATTCACTTGCTCTAGCTTGACAGGGGTATATCCTGGCCTTAACGTAATGTTTACTGGTACAACGTTTGGCGGAGTAAGCACCACCATACGATACTTTGTACTTGCTGTGTACGGCAACAATCAGTTTTCAATTTCACAAACTGAATTTTCTACAACACCAATAACATTATCCCCGGGTTCTGGGTCAATGACTGCAGAATTTACTCAGCACGTTTATTTTACCTTGATTGCTGGATCAGTTCCCCCGGGGATTCAGGTAGCAGACAATGGATCCATTATTGGTGTGCCTAAAGCAGT